ATGAAAGCTTTGCCACCGACTTTGCCGCTTTCCTTCTTTTCACCTTTGTAAAATACTCCGTGTGCTCGGGTTAGACCACTGAATATTTCTTTTAACTTTTGATACGCTTCCATGAATTAAAAGGGGGACCGAAGTCCCCCAATCAAGTTAAAAGGGATTACTGCTATCGCTAGCTTCAGTACCCGCACTGTCACTAGATTGTTCGTAGTTAACCTCTACAGAACCTCTTTTCACTGCTTCAAAGAACTTCTTACCAGCATGATAAACATCTGCTGATACAGGTTCAGCCCTTTTAATATCCCAGCCGTACCAGTCTCCTTTATCATTTGACTGATGCTTGGTTGTCAAGTGGTAAGAGAAATACCAGCTTGGAGGATTAATAACTTGATCCCCATGCTTCACTTGAGCAGAAAGCATCAAACTGTTCCACTTACGTGATCGACTTAGACCGCTCACTTTCATAGAAAGAAGTACCTGCGAGGATAGTCCTTCTTCATTAAGCAGGAGGCAATAATGATTATGTGTGCGTTCTAAGTAAGTTCCCTGTGGAAGCCTAAGTTTACCGTCATTATCTTTTGTGGTCTTATTTAATAATGGGGTATCCACAGGGTGAACAATCGGAGCAGAGGAGCCAGTACCTCTGTCAGACCATTCGAGTTGAACAGGTTCAAAGAAACATGGTACGACTTTGATACCTTCATCACCACTGAAGAGTTCTTCAGTTACAGTGTTGAAAATCATACCTTCCTCTGCACCTTCAACGTATTCACTCTTAGCTTTTTTTGTTTGCGGAGACATAGAGCTAAGAATTTTTAAGAATGGCAACGCAGTCGTATTTAAATCGACTTTTGCCAAACCTTGACCTTGATCTTGAGCCACTAAGCTTAGATCAATAGCATTCGCTACGAGTGCAGAAGATTCTTTCTTTGCAACTTCGTTTTTGGTTTTTGCTTGTTGTGTCATTTACTTTTTTCCTTTTGTTATTTTAGTTTCTGGACGTATGAAAATCCCAAAGAGATCATCAGGGTCCGTGAGTCCTTCTTCGTGACGCTTTTTTAAAGTCGCCTTCAGTGTCGAAGGGTGCACTGATTCTTTCACTTCCGGGGTGATGCCATAGGTAGATTCAATATATCCAGCTAAATCTCCTGCCATATTATCTTCACCCGTTCCGAAACTTGTTGAAACCTTGTTCTTAATTATATCACCAAGGTCATTATCTCTCAGATAGTCGTGAGCCTGCTCTACTTTGTCTAAGGGTATTTTACAATGAAAACCTTCTTTAACAGTCACTTTACTACCGTCTTTCATCGTTGTTTCATTGATACCTAATTCCTGCATTTTTGAAGGAATTGTCTCACTAGAGAGAATTTCACGTTCTCTTTTTATTTCTTTTAGAGTTTCTTCGATGTTTTCAATCTCAACATCTAAATCTAATTGTCTTTGAATAAGTTTACTTAGAGAATCTAAGTCGTTGTCTTGTAGCTTTCTAAGGTCTCCTGCATCATGTTTGAGATCCTCAAAACTGATTGTGTTAGCCATTTGTTTGCCTCCTTTGTTTTAGAACAGCTTGGGAGGCCTAGTTGTTTCACCTCCAACTTTCGGGACACAGATAAACATTGCTCTGCCCTACTCGAACCTACTCATGATAGCCTCAGCCAGTTGGCCCTACTCTACCACCCCTGTGCGTTACGCCTCTGTTAAAAACGTTGTTCCGCCACAAGCTATAAGTGTCAGCTAAACACTTAATTGTTCAATACAAATCTTATACTTGAAATCCTAACAAAATGCAATATATTATTTTGTATATGGCTAACTTTTTTTTGAAGGAACCTTTTCTTCATCAACTTAAAGCAGTTCGAACTTGTCATGACACAAACGTCAACAATTTCGCCTATTTGATGGAGATGGGAACAGGTAAAACAATAACCGCAATCATGGATATGATGATTCTTCATCATAAAAAAGGTGTGGATAACTGTGTTATCTTTGCACCGAAGTCCGTGTATCGTAACTGGTATAAAGAAATTATTGAATTTGTATCAGCAGATAAAACAAAATATGTCATTCATACTTGGGACCCTAGTTTAAAAGATCCCGAAACAAAAGCGAACTTAACTGATTTATTAGAAAAGAATTCTGTACCTTTAAATATATTTTTAATGAATATTGAATCTATTTCATCACCGAAGGGTGTAAAGTTTTTAGAAAAATATTTAAGTGTTCAAGATAAAAGTAAAACAATGATGATTGTTGATGAAAGTACCACGATTAAAACACATAATGCTAAACGTACCAAAAGCTTAATTAAATTAACCAAAGACATAGGTTATAAAAGAATCTTAACCGGAACACCTGTTACAAAATCACCTTTAGATATTTATACTCAGTTTGCTTTTCTTGATCCAAAGATTCTTGGTCAGTCAAACTTTTATGCGTTTCGTGCTCGTTATGCCAAGATTATTAATCGACCGACATCAGGTGGTCGTCACTTTCCTTTAATTACAGGCTATCAACGTTTAGATGAATTAGAACAAAAGATTTATTCTGCTGCATTCCGTGTCAAGAAAGAAGAGTGTACGGACTTGCCACCTAAACTTTATACAAAGAGATTTATACCTATGAGTAAGGAACAGCTCGTAGCGTATGAATCATTGAGAAGAAACGCTATGTTTGTTTTCAATGACAAAACAACCACGTCTGTGAACCGGCTCTCACAGATCGTTAAGTTGCACCAGGTATGTTGTGGATTCACTATTAACGATAACGGTGAAATCCACGACCTGCCTAATAAACGTTACGATGAATTGCTGGATGTCCTGGAGGAAGTAGATGGTAAAGTTATCATCTGGGCTACCTATCGACATAACATCGAAACCATAACTAACAAACTAAAGGAGAAATACGGTGATACTAAGGCTGCAGCTTTTTATGGCGATACAGAAAATCAAGTACGCTTGGATCTGGTGCGAGATTTTCAATCTCAAACAAGCGATCTCACGTACCTTGTTGCGAACCCTAAGACTGGTGGATATGGAATCACTCTTACTGCCTCTTGTACTGTTGTCTACTTTTCAAACAATTATGATCTTGAAATAAGATTACAAAGTGAGGATCGTGCACACAGAATTGGCCAGAAGAATAAAGTGACTTATGTTGACTTTGTTTGCCAGGGAACGGTTGATGATAAAATATTAACTGCCTTGAAGAACAAGGTTGACATAGCCAGTCAAGTGATGGGGGATGAATTAAAAGAGTGGATTACTTAATTTTGCCTTTTTCGTCCACATCAAATCTGATACCACGAGCACCTCTGTAAGTGCCTTTAGGTAATTTTCTGAGCATTTTACCAGTTGCTTCATCTTTATATTGAGGTGTTTTTTTAGGATCGCCAAAAGTTCTTCTTAGTGTTTTACCTAATTGGCTTCTTTTGAGAGCCTTACCTAAACCACGTAATGCTATACCAAGACCTGCCATGATTACTTAGATTTCTTTTCTTTAATCTCTTTTAATTTATTATAGGCTTTTTTATATCCATATCCAGTGGCTGCAGCTCCTGCAGTTGCTAGTGCACCGCTAACACCTAATACTGTCTTCTCTTTTGTATTCAGTGGAGTGCCTCCAACAGTAATTCTTCTTTTTACAAATTTACTTGTTGATTTACCAGTTTTTTTACCAAGAGCTTTACCAAAACCTCTTAATGCTGCACCTATGATACTCATGATTAATTTTTTGCTCCTGAAGCCATGTCATCGTACATTCCTAGATCACGAATAGCGTCTTCTAGGTCAGAACTATATGTTTCATAACTAGGATCGTCTGGATCTGTGTCTCTTAAAATTTGTCTTAGCTCAGCTATCTTTTGCATAATAGCTGTTTCATCAGGATTCTTAGCCATTAAAATACGCCTTGAAATTTACCGCCTTGAGTAGCAGCACCCATTCCACGTACTTTTGCAGTACCAGAAGAAACTTTGCCACCAATACTCATGTAGCCCATTTTATTTCTTACTTTTTTTGGAAGTTTACCGAGAGATTTTTTCTTCTCTGTTGGTACAGGTTTTAAATTTTTTTTCATGAAGCCTCCTATTTTTTCTTTTTGCCAAAGAGCTTCATAGCTCTCGCAGTGTATGCTTTTTCAATCATACCCTTAGGCATTGGTACGTCATAAATCTTTGACTCGTCTATAACCTTAGGTTCTTTTATCTTAATATGTTTGTAAGTATAATTACCCATGACTTAATCCTATGCTAGTTTAACGGTATTTGCAACGATTTCTGCAAGGTGTTCACATCTTTTTGGTGTCTGAGAATGCCACCTAGAATCCTTCATTTCTGCGGCTGCTTTCTCCCAATCCTTAACTCTCATTGCTTTCCACATTTTAGAGAACTTACGAACACCACTAGTCCCCAGTTGAAAAACCATTTCTAAAATTACTTCTTCTACATTTTGTGGTAAATCGTGTCCCACACATTCATCAATTAAAAGGTCAGCCCCCGCAGCAGCTCTATTCAAGTCTAAATCAAATAGTTCTTCGA